GTATTCGAGTTCACTAAAACAACGTTTTTCTTTTCGAATTTAGCTAGCGGAAAATGCTCGCCGTAGGAGTAAATCGTTTTCCCGTAAAAGAAGACGTTGCTAGCACGACCTTCGTGCTGTAGTTGTTGAGCCCATACGTGGGCTACTTCGTCATGGTTTTTAAGTACTATTCTCATATTTGTTTTTTATTTATGTATTGTTATTGTATTAATGGTTACGATACGGGGCAAACAATCTCTCTGTTTGAAGTTGCCTTAACGAACTTCGCCTCCGTAGTTACGGTTTTGATACGACATTTTAACCCTAACTTTTTCAGTGAAGAGCTCGCATTCTTTACAGTGAATCGAACAAGGAATCCGTCGCCCTTATCGAGATTTTCTAATTTAGAAAAACGATACGTTAAACTAATGCCTTCTTTTCTATTCCATGTCTTGTCGTAATACGTAGCTAAGTAATACGAGTCTAACTTTGAAGACAACCCGCTAGCATTTCTAATGTCTCGAACAATAGAAAGGCATTTGTTGAGAGTTATCTCGCCCCGTATAGTACTCGAGTAATCATTGGAATATTCGCATATGTCTGAATCTTCCGGAAGATAGGAAGAGATCTCAACGAATCTGTTCAGCTTTTCGATTTGTTTTTTTAGTACTTCTTGAACTTTCATATTTGTTTTTATTTATTGTTTTTAAGAGCCCTTTAGAGTAAAGGGTGATCCTTATATTATCCCATACGTGTCAAGCGTTGATAATCAATGAGTTACGCATAAATTCTATAGGTAATGGGATTTATTATATATAACCAAAGAAAAAGTATATATGATTTATATATCTTTTCTGCCCCAAATTTCGTCACTTGCCCCGAAACCTCACGTATCCAAAAGATCGACACACGTACTTGTATCCATAATCGTGTTACAGTATCCAGATCCTAACTACAACTATTTGTATCCAGATTCCAACTATTTAGGCTTGTATTTACTATACGAATACACAGGGGGGAGGGGGTCTTGGGCTTTTTTTTAATTTAAATTGCAATATATGTACTGCCTTCTAAAAAAATACTTGACTCATAGGCTTATATATGATTTATGGCTTACTATTATGAGTTCCCCTGACCCTAATATTGTTAAACAAGAACTATTTGCAGACATTAGTTCCGCAGTAAGGGAGTACGCTGATGATTACGAAATTAAAAAGCTTAAATGCCTAGAGCGTTACGATCCTGAAAAGGTAGCTACTATATTATTTCTTTCCTCACAGGGTAAAAGCATTAACAATATAGTAACTAAGTACGGTTTTAAGCATGAAACAGTGCAGCGTGTTCTGGTGTCGTACGCAGACCACATGGGTAAATGGCGTGATCTTGGCGGTCAGCTTGCGGCTTATTCTTACTTGAATATAAACTCCCTAGAGGAGGAAATGGTAAACGATGTACGATCTCGTATGCAATCCGGTGAGCTTAAACCTACTTTTAAGGATATAAAAGATATTAGTATAGCGAAGTCTAACTCTTCTAGGGAGGCGATGTTGGCGAGGGGCGAGGCTACTAGTATATCTAGGGAGGAAAAGGTTTACACTGACGAGGACTACAAGAGCTTAATGGAAAAGGCTAAAAACAAGATAAAACAAGCGGAGGTTATAGATGTTGATAATACATAGTTTTGGGAATTTTGAGGAAGAAGATGATGAACCACTGGACAAGGACAGGGTAATTGATCACTTGTTTAGGATTATAGAAGAACTAGATCCAGAAAGCTCTAGAGAAGAAATAGCAATGCTTATAGCTGCTAATATGCAGATTGAGGATCTAAGGGGGGAACAAAATGACTTTAATGTAGATAGGAACTGAAAAAATGAGCGGTAAGGGGGACAGGGATAGAACCACAAACAGAATTTCTTACGAGGAATCGTACAACAGAATATTTAGAGGGGGAAAATTAGATTCGACAAAAGTAGGTGTCACAGTGTCACCTGTCACAGAGTCACCACCTTCGGACGTGGGTGCAACTCCCACTTCCTCCAATGGTACTGTAGCTCAGCAGGCAGAGCATCTGATTTGTAATCAGACGGTCGCAGGTTCGATTCCTGTCAGTACCTCCACCATTGACAGTGCTCCTTTCAGGGCTCCACCGATTCGTCACGGTATACGTAAAATTATAGAATAATTGTAGTAATGAATATCAAAAAGGGAGATAAAGTCGTACTGAAGACAACAGGAATAGGTTTTGATGGAAAACCAGAAAAGGCTAGGGTAAACTACCCTTATCAGCCACAGGAGATTAAAAAGATGCAAAGTGACCCTATGGTAGTGGTTAGTGTCTCGGAGGCCCCTGACAGCGTGTACGTAGACGTTCAGAGCTATCTGGGTAGGCCGATGATCCAAAAGCATGGTCATATGTGGTTTTTGGAGTCAGACTTAGATGTTGTATCATTAAGTTAAAATGAATTTTACGGAGCATCCTTTTTTAGAATCCCCTACCGCTAAAGAAATTGTTTGGCTGTACAACAACGACCTATCGTTGCTCAAGGAGCTTCATACTGCACATGAGAGTAGAATTCAGGCTTCTGAGGATGATCCTGTAAGGCACGGGTTCGATCTTCCGGGCTGGGGGCGTATTGAGGAGGGTTTACAGCAGCACAACGAGTGTCTGGCTTTAGGAGGCAACAGATCGGGTAAGACTACCGGCTTTGCCAAGATTGTTATGAAGGCCGTAACGGAAAGCAATGACGGTCACGTTGTGTGCTTTTCTCAGAACGAAGACACCTCTATTAAGGTGCAGCAATCCGCTATTTGGGAGATGATGCCTAAGGAGTTCAAGAAGAAGACTAAGAGCATCGAGGGGTACATTAATTACAGTATGCAGAACGGGTTCACGGCTAAGAGCTTTATCTTCCCTGATACTCGTACCCGTGTAGATTTCAAGACGTACACGCAGTACAGCAACAACCAGACGATCTTAGAGGGCTTTGAGTACGGTTTTCCTAATGCTAAGGGGTTAAACATAGGTGCGTGGTTAGATGAGTACCTCGGCGATTCTGCGTTAGTGAACACTCTTAGGTTTCGACTAGCCACTAGAGATGCCGTTATGGGGATAGGTTTTACTCCGATTGATGGCTATACTCCGTTTATATCCGATTATCTGAAGAACATTCAAACTCTAGAGACGAGGAAAGCTGAGTTATTGAACAGGGAGCTTCCTGTGAGGCAGTACAGTCCATCGAGGGATGCGTCTGTGGTGTACTTGCACTCCGATGAGAACCCGTTTGGAGGCTACGAGCGTATAGCAAAAGACCTTCGTGGAAGGCCAGAAGAAGAAGTACTGGTTCGTGCTTACGGTGTTCCCGTAAAAAGCATGACTTCTTTACTCCCTCTTTTTAATACTGAAGTAAACGTACTAAAGGACAAGGAGCCAAATAAGTACGGCATGAAGTTCCCTGACGTGTCCGACAAGTCTAGGTACACGGCGTACCAAGTAGTGGACCCCGCTGGTGCAAAGAACTACGTTTCTATATGGGCTGCTGTAGACGATAACGATAACGTGTACATCTGCCGTGAGTGGCCTGATTGGGATACTTATGGGGATTGGGCAGAGTTCGGGGACCCTAAGTGGAAGTTTGGCCCCGCCTCAAAGAAGGTTGGATTAGGGGTACAGGGATACGTGCAATTATTTGAAGAGATTGAAGATGAGCTAGGTATAGAGGTATTTGAGCGAATTGGGGACTCTAGATTCTTCGCTAAAGAGAACGAGAACAACGAAGATCTGTTTATGGCCTTCGAGGAGCACGACATGATGTTCGTTCCCTCCGACGGTCGTATGGAAGAGGTTGGGCTTTCTGCATTAGATGAGTGGTTTAACTACAATCCTAATGAACCAATTGATTCCGCAAATAAACCTAGGTGCTATATTCACGAGAGCTGTCGTAATTTAATTGATAGTCTTATAAATTATAACTCAAAGGGTAAGATGGACGAACCCTTAAAGGACTTCTTTGACGTTATTCGGTACTTGCGAATGGCGAACGCTGGAGAAGGCCCAGTCCACGTAACAGCTCGCGATTTATCAGTAACTCGCAGAGCAACTGGAGGATACTAATGAAAAAAAGATTAACTAAAATTGCTGAAGAAAACGATGCAAAATTCAAGGACTTAATTGGTCTTTGTTCTGAAAAACTAAGTCCAAGTATGGTTACTGGATCAGGTAAAAATACATGGATTTCTGAGGAGGGACAGGAGATACTAACTGAAGCTATAGAGGCTCCAGAGGCTACTGCAAAGCATATAAATGCTAAGGTAATAAAGGTAGCACCTAACAAAAAGTACGTTTATGCGTACGTTCGTGAAACCGGATCTAAAATACCTGTTCTTGTTCCCAAGAAGTTTTCGGCAAGATTAGTCGGGAAATCAATTACAGTTGAAGTTATTGAAGACGTAAATGGAGTTTCTTACAGATACAGAAGAGGAACAGCTTAACTGCTTAGTTCAGGATAGGAAGTTTTTGTCCGAGGAGATAGACCGTCTATTAGGATGGGAGCTTCTTAGGCTAATTTCATTGCATAATTCAGAGCGACTGATGCAAAACAGCGAATTCTGTGATAAGATCGGGGTAAACTACTGGTACTCATACAGGGTTTTGTACAAGGTGCAGGATAAAGCACATCAATTTTTAAAAAACTTAGATAACTAATGCAGAACGACGATTATTCAAAGGCAATAACATACGTTGGCAAAAAACCAGATATAGACGTTCTCATAAAGGCGTACCAGACTACAACAAACGAATTGGAGTCCTACTACGACCTATGTCGTACATCGTACGATGATAGAAGGAACTGGTGGCCGGGTAAGAGTCGAGATCTGCGTAAACATGGTGCTGATGCCTTTCCTTGGGATGGAGCGTCTGACTTAGAAAGCCACGTTATTGATGAGCGTGTAACTCGATTGGTTTCGTTGTTTATGTCAGCTCTAAATAGGGCAAACATACAAGCGTTTCCCGTAGAGACTACAGATATTCCTAGGGCTAAGGTAGTTTCTAACTTCTTGAAGTGGATGACAACCTCTGGATACATTCCGAGGTTCAAGCAAGAAATGGAACTGGCGGCTAACTACCTTCTTGAGCGTGGTATGATGGTTACGTACTGCGGTTGGATAATGGAAGATCGCACGTTCAAGCAGAAGATAGATCTAAGAAGGATCGCTGCTGTTAGTCCTGAGCTAGCTGAATTGATAGCTAGTGGTCAGAACGATGAAATAGTAATTCAGCAGATGCAATCCGCTGTTCAGGTGTCTGAGGCGAACGCAAAAAAGGCGTTAAAAGAGCTGCGTGAAACAGGAGTGGCTGAGGTCCCTACTGTACGCAGGCAGGTAAATGCTCCAGAAGTAAAGACTGTAGCCCCTGATGGCGATTTTATTTTCCCCGCTTATGTAACAGACCCGCAACGTGCTCCTTATTGTTTTTGGCGTACGTATTACACTGCACAGGAGTTGCAGAATAAGGTAAGTACAGATGGGTGGGATCAAAATTTCGTGGAGCACGTAATCGAAAACTTCTCTGGTGTAAACATAAATTCCTTGGAACGGGAGCAGGAGGGAAGGCGAAGCACATCATTAACTGATGATGCTTATGAGGCAGAGGAACTGATTGAAATCATACATGGTTACCAGAGGTTGATAGATGAGGACGATAAGTCCGAAGGTATCTACGAGACCGTGTTCCACGAATCTTTTTCAGGAGATGCTGGCGTAGGCATACAGCCGTACGCTAAGTTCGATCTCTTAAACGGGTATGAGGACTACCCTGTAGTCGTTACTAGGTTTAGTGAGGACACCAAGCGTCTTTATGACGCAATGACGGTTCCATCGCTTCTGAGAGGCATACAGAACCAAGTTAAGGTAGAACGTGATAGCCGAATAGACAGCAACAGCTTGTCAACGCTACCGGCTGTTACGCATCCTAAGGGTCGTAAGCCAGAGGAGATTGGTCCGGGTAGATTTATTCCAGAGGTTCGTCCCGGAGAAATCAATTTTATGCGAGGACCGGGATTCAACCCCGGATCTATAGAGATGGAGAACAATCTTCAGGCTCAAGCTGACAGAATCGTTGGCCTAGATGAAGAGTCTCCTCTCAGTAGCGTACGCAGGCAGTTCTTGGTCGATAAGTACCTTCAGCACATAGCTAAAGTAGTTACTACTTGTTACAAAAATTTTCAAAGATTCGGACCGAACGAGATATTCTTTAACGTAACTGGAGTTCCTGATCCTCAGATGTTTGATAAGGGTGATCCGAACGAAAATTACGACGTTACTATAAGTTTTGATGTTCTTAACGCTAGTTCAGAGAAGCAAGAAGCTAAATTAAATCAGTTGGTTTCGTTGGTTCAGATGGACAGAAACGGACTAATTGACGTAGATAAACTGCTAACAGCAATTGCTGGAAGCATTGACCCTGTTCTAGCTAGTGGAATTCTACGTCCCGCTCAAGAGGCTCAGGACAAAATGTTAAAAGAAATAACAGATGACTTATCGAAGATTTATGCGGGTATCGAGGTACCAGCGCGTCCTAACGGTGCTCAAGCTGCTTTGCAAATTATTCAAAGCTATGTACAACAGCCAGATATTGGAAAACGCCTTCAAGAAGACGAAGCTTTTGCCCAACGTCTGCAAAAATACAATGCACAGTATCAGTTCGTTATACAGCAAGCTCAAAACGCTCAAATAGGCCGCGTAGGTACTGCACCAGCTCAAATGGGTCAGGTACAGACTCAGGGGATGCAGCAGTAATGCCTGATAATAAATCAGTATCCGAGTACGCTAATCAACGTGCTAATGATAAGCTTTTTGGTTTTAAAATTAGAAAGAAGTTATTTTCTGGAGAAGATGCTTTTTTTAAAAATCGGCCTGAAGTTACTGGGATGGCAGCTGAAGATGGAAAAATTATTTTAAATCCTTACAGTAAGCTTACTCCACAGGAATTTAATGCGGTAGCCATGAATGAAGCGCTTAGATTAAAGATGAGAAAAGATGGCTTTAATCCTGAGTTTGCTATAACTGATGATCAGAAAAAATTCTTTGAAGGAACTGAATATCAAGATAAACCTGAGTTTATTCGTAAAACTATTTTGGGTCGCATTTATAGTGGCGATAAATCAGCTATGGCTACAGAAGAGCAACGCTCTGTTCTCAACAAATACTTGGGATCAAAATAATATTTTTAATATGGCAGACAATCTAAGCACAACAGACTACGGTCGATTTCTTGCGGAAGAAAGACTAATTAAATTGTTCAAAAACACTTTAAGAAGAGAAGAAAGTTTTGAACCTGAGCCCTATAAGCCTAATCCTAAAGAAGAATATTTTACGATAGGATACGGTCATTATGGCCCTGATGTAAAGCTAGGTATGTCCATTGATAAAGATACTGCTGAACGTCTTTTGGACAAAGATGTCAGAACTAGGATTAAAAGTATAAGAAAAGCTCTTCCTGATTTTTCAACTTTTCCGGAGTCTTTGCAAGATGCTATTTTTAGTGAGCATTACAGAGGGTCTATTATGCAAAGCCCCAAAACAAGACGCTTGATAAACGAAGGAAAATACAGAGAAGCTGCTGATGAGTTTTTGGACAACGACCAGTACAGAACTGCTGAAGCTGACGGAATACCCGGTATTCGTCCTAGGATGGAAAGAGTTTCTGAGGAACTAATTAAATTCTCAAATGCCCAACAATAACGATGTTGTTTTTTTATCGAAGTACGAGCACTTTGCTCGTTTTATA